CTCCCCTAATGACCAGATTTGACCCACCAACAACCGAAAGGCCTAAGTCATGACCCAAAAGAAAACTGTTGAGCCAGAAACAAAACAGATTGATATCTACCTATGTTTAGAATCGGCTTTGGCAGCTTCAAATTGGATCAGTCCAACTGATGCAGCTGCCGTACACCTCGCCCGGCGCATCGCCAAGGCGCTAGATACGGCCTTTGACATGGGCGCTGATCTTAAAGACATAACAGCCTTATCTGGTAAGTTTCTAACAGTGTTGCAACAACTTCACTTAACCGTTGAGACTCGTACTGCCAGTAAACAAGAGGAACATGATGGAACAGCCTATGTCGGAGATTTCCTACGGCTTGTCAAAACCAAGAATACAAAGCCCCCCGCTAAAACTGCCCAGCGCAGGGCCACTAGTAAGCCAACTGGCTGATGAGTTAGGTGTACCGTTACTGCCTTGGCAGCAACATGTTTTAGATGATGCCCTAAAGGTAAATCCAGATGGCACATGGGCAAGGTCTCAAGTGGGTGTGCTTGTAGCTCGCCAGAATGGCAAGACTCACATGATGCGTATGAGAATGCTGGCTGGCTTGTACATCTTTGGAGAGAAATCCATTATTGCCATGTCACAGACACGCCAACTTTCATTAGATACTTTTAAGCAAACAGTAGACATGGCAGAGAGCCTTGACTGGATGCGTAAGCGTATTAAACGAGTCTCCCGGACTAACGGCCAAGAGGAGATTGAGGTTTACTGCCACCATTACCCCAAATCTTGTACAACCAAATGTGAGCGATTACGAAAGTATGCAATTAGAGCTGCAACCAGCGAGGGGCCACGTGGTTCAACTGCTGATTTGCTTTATGTAGATGAGTTGCGAGAAATTGACGAGGCCACTTGGGCAGCTGTTACCCCGATCACCCGAGCCAGACCAAATGCCCAAGTGTTTTGGACATCCAATGCTGGTGATCTCAACAGCAATGTCTTAAATGAACAAAGGCGTAGAGCCTTGACCTTTGAGTCCAGTCGAATGGGTTACTACGAATACAGCGCCCCTGCCGGATCAGATGTAAATGATGAAAAGGCTTGGGCAATGGCTAATCCTGCAATGGGACACACAATCACAAAAGAAAACATTAAGGATGCATCAATCTTTGATACCAAGGATGCATTTAAGACAGAAACACTTTGCATGTGGGTAGATGCAATTGATTCACCATGGCCAATGGACATGTGGAATGCTGGCGAACAAGAAATAGCCCTAGAGGATGAACTACCTACATGGATGGCTATAGACCTTAACTTCAATAGAGAAATTGCCTGTTTAGTTACTATTCAAGAGCGCCCAGAGGGCTTGGCAGTATTCCTACATGAATGGCAACGTGAGGGCGGAATAAATGACTTGGAACTAACAGGTGAACTAGCAACACTTGCTCGCAGATACCGTCCAAGAAAATTTGCTTATGATCCAAATACTGCAGGGTACATTGCACCGCGATTAGCACAGGCAGGCATAGCAACCGAGCCAACACCATGGGCATCAGCAGGCTTTGCTATTAGTTGCGATCAAACACTCAATGCAATGCAGTCTGGCAAATTTATTCATCCCGGACAACCGACATTACATAGTCATTTAGTTTCATGTGCTAGACGTCCAGCATCCGATGGAGGCTGGCGTATTGCACGTAGAGCAGCACAAGTACCAATTACAGCTGCAGTAGCTTTGGTCATGGCGGCAGGTCATGCTTGTGCACCACAACAGACTGTGACTATCATTAGTTCTTAAGGTCTACTTGGCAGTACCTTGAGAGTGTGGGTCAGTCACTCCTATCACTGACCCACACATCTCGACACGCGCACCAGATGCTTGAATGTCACACATTTATGAGATAATGCAGTATGGGATTTATTGATTTCTTATTGGGTACGACTCCAGAAAAATCAGATGTGCAAGCCAAGGCAAATTTGGCCATACCTTACTACCAAGATAATTTCAGCCCATTCCAAGCTTTTGGCATTAACCGTGGCGATGCTATGCAAGTACCAGCTGTAGCCAGAGCCAGAAACATTATTTGTGGAACTATTGGCGAACTGGGTTTACATTCTTACAATGAAATTACAGGTGCAAAAATTGAGGGCCGACCATTACTTAAGCAACCTGATCCAGCCTTGCCACGTTTCATCACGATGTGTTGGACAATTGAAGACATCCTCTTTAAGGGACATGCGTTCTGGCTTGTTTTAGAAGTCAGCCCAGAGGATGGCCGACCTATTGCATGCCGCCGTATTGATCCAACCCGAGTTACTTTTACAACTGATTTACAAACTGATGAAATCTTAAACGGCTTTTATTTAGACGGTAATTTGTGTCCTGCTTATGGTGTGGGATCGCTAATTATGTTTAGTGGTTTAGATGAGGGCTTACTTAATCGTGGTGGCCGAACAATCAGAACTGCATTAGAGCTTGAAATGGCAGTAAGCCGAATGGCTGCCGAGCCTAATCCAACAATGGTAATTAAAAACTCTGGCGTTGACTTACCACCAGAGCAAGTGTCAAGTCTTTTAGCACAATGGAAAATTGCTAGACAACAAAGATCAACTGCTTACCTGTCTGGCCCATTGGATGTAACCACTTTTGGCTACGATGCCGGACAAATGCAACTTACAGAATCACGCCTAAACACAGCTGCGGAAATTGCCCGACTATGCAACATCCCTGCTTGGTACATCAACGCCGAAAGCGCCAGTGCTACCTACTCAAATGTTTCGCAGGAGCGTCGCAGTTTGGTGGACTTCTCACTTAAGCCTTACATGGCCTGTATTTCCGAAAGATTATCTATGAATGACCTAACCCCACGTGGCTCGGTTGTGAAGTTTGATCTAGATGATTACTTACGCGGTAATCCACTAGAGCAAATTGAAGTTCTAGAGCGAATGCTTGCAGCTGGACTTATTGATGTAGATGAGGCCCGTGAGGAAATGGAATTAGCACCGAGAGGAAATCAAGCAAATGCAACTTAATTTTGAGGGCCAAGTATTGGCCGCATCAGTTGAAACCAGAACCATTAGAGGCTTGGTAGTCCCGTTTGGTAAAAGCGGAAATACCTCGGCTGGCCCTGTGCGCTTTGAGTTTGGCGCATTTGGTGACATTGATCCAAGTCAAATTATTCTTAATGCCGAGCATGACAGAACCAGACCCCTTGGCAGAGGCATCGGGGACAGTTTAGAGGTCAGCCCTGCTGGTATTTCAATGGCGTTCAAAATTGCACCAACTAACGCTGGCAACGATGCGTTAGTGGAAGCAGCCGAGGGATTGCGCCCGGCATTTAGCATTGAAGCCAAAGTCAATGAATATACCATTGAAAAAGGCGTAATGGTCGTAGCATCAGCAAATCTAGAAGCTGTTGCACATGTAACCAATCCAGCATTCAAGGATGCTCAGATTTCTGATGTAGCAGCTACAGAGGAAACCCCAGAAACCACCGAGGCAGAAACCCCTGCCGAGGATGAACCACAGGAGACAACAGTGGACGAAGTAACAACACCAGTTGCAGATGAAGTAACAGCAGCCGCTGTTGTTCACGCTGCAGCACCAGTGGCTTACACCAAGCCTCGATCACCAATCAAGACCCAAGCACACTTCCTAGAGCACTCAATCAAGGCGCAACGTGGAAGCCATGAAAGTGCAGAATGGATTGCACACGCTAAGGCAGAGGATGCAAAGCTTTTAACAGCTGCAGATGATTCCTTTACAACCAATCCAGCATTCAAGCCAATTCAGTACGTATCACAGGTAGTAGACAACCAGATCGGCGCTCGTGGCGCGATTGATGCAATTGGTACACGCGCACTACCTAATGCTGGTATGACTGTATCCATTCCAAAGATCACAACTTCAGGTAGCGTTGCAGAAACAGCAGAAGCTGCTGCACCATCCGAAACCGGAATTGTGTCTGCTTACGTAGATGCAACTGTAAAAGCCTACAAAGGCCTACAGCGTTACAGTGTTGAGCTCTTTGACCGCGCTGATCCGAGCTTTTACGCTGCGATGCTTGAAAACATGCGCAGAGTTTACGCACAGGCAACTGAAGCTGCAGTAATTGCAGAACTAACTGCAGGTGGTACACAAGCCACAGCAGTTGCAGCTGATTCAGATGGTATCATTTCCTACGTTTCCACAGAAGCCCCAGCTGCTTACCTAGCAACTGGTGAACTTGCCAGCGCATACATTGCAGGTACAGGTCAGTGGTCATTACTACTTGGTGCAACCGATTCAACCGGTCGCCCAATTTACAATGCATCAAATCCACAGAACAATGCAGGACAGGCTGGCGTTGGTAGCCTCCGCGGAAACGTATTAGGTCTAGACCTTTATGTATCCAACAAGGCAGTAGCAACAAACATTGATGAATCAGCATTCATTGTTGTGCCATCAGCTGTTGCAATCTACGAAAGCCCAGTATTGCAACTGTCAACAAACGTAGTTACAACTGGTGAGATTGAAACAATGCTTTACGGCTACATGGCCGTCAAGACAATCACCGCTGGTGGCGTACGTCGCTTTAACTTGACCTAAGGGTCGTAGTTAGCAATCGTGTGGGGGGTGCGGCCCTGTGCCCCCCACACACCCCTATTAGATAAGGATTAAAAATGGCACTGATTACACTAAGCGAGTTAAAAGCCGTACTTGGTATTGGTGACATTTATGCTGATTCAATTGTTCAGGCAGTTGCAGACAGCGCTGAAAACATAATCCTTTCTTATTTGATTTTTGATGATGTAGCCATCAAAGGCGTATCGCTGACAAATAATGTCGCTCGCTTTTATTGCTACGAAAACACATTTGTAGTCGGTCAGGCTTTGACGGTTACTGGTTGCGGATCACCATTTAACGGATCCCGGACAGTTACCAAAATTGGCCATGATGAATACGGCACACCATTTTTTGAAGCTGCAATCACCAACGCTGACATAGTAAAGACACCAATCATCCCAAGTGGTCGAGCAGTATTGACCAGCCAAGCCGCGCTTTACGATGCCACGCCAGAGGTACGCGAAGCCGCTTTGGCCGTTGCTTGCGACATTTGGATCACACGCACCGGAACATTAGGCCAGCAAGGTGTTGATTTCCAGTCCCCAGCACCATACCGCTTGGGTCGCTCAATGTTGACTCGTGTTTCTGGCTTATTAGGTAAGCATTTAGACACTAGAGGCTACCTTGGCTAATTTAGTAACACTTAGAGATAACCTTGCCAGCACCCTTGCAGCTGCCGGGCGAGTAGTTTACTCATACCCAAATGAAAACATCACGCCACCAGCCATTGTGCTTGTGCCGGGATCGCCTTACATGACCATTGGCGCAATCGGTGGAAATCGTATTCATGTACGTTTTGACATTACTTGCATAGTCAATGCAGCTGATAACCGCGCTGCATTAGCCAATTTAGAGGCTTTAATACTTTCAGTCAGTGACTTACTAGCACCCACAGTTTCATTCTTGGGTGGATGGTCGCAACCTACAGTCCAGCAAATCGGCAATGCCGACATGCTTATCAGCCAACTCAACACCGAGATGGTCTACACCAACTAAGAAAGGCAAGTCATGCCAGCAACATACATTACTGGTCGGTCATTGACACTAACCATTAACTCGGTGTCATACGCAGATCAGGCATCATCAGTAACACTTGAAATGGAAAACAACCAGCAAGTGCTTGAAGTCCTATCAGGTCGCGCCTACAAGACTGTAGACAAGACAGCCACACTAAATGTGGAACTATACCTAGATGACACCTCAAGCGCTGGCATTATTTCCGCACT